TTGTATTAATTCAGGATAATAAGTTCTAACGTAATTTTGTAATTCCGTTCTTATCGCTTGAAAATCTCTGGTTGTATATGGTATTTGACGGCTAGCCATTTATGTTAAATATTAATAATTAGAAAATCACTCTGTGCAAATGTTTGTCCATTTGTAGAATAATCTATTTTTATTTTTGCAGTATACTCTGAAGTTCCTTTACCAGGAAGTCTATAAATTGAAGATTCACTGGTTCCTACAAGATTTTGCCCTGTTGCAATATCAACTTCTTCTTGAGGATCTGCTGGTGTAATTGTTATCCCATTAATTAAAAGATTTGGCATAAAGTTTTGAACCGCATCTCTAATATCGGATTGAATTGCATCAAATGTTAAACCATCAAAGGGTTCAAAAAGAAATTCATACAATCTTGTTCCAAATGTTGGTAAATAATATCTTGAACCTTTCCTAGTTAATAAAAGATGTAATAAGTCTGATTTGATTTCATCTTTTTGAAATTGTGTAAGCTCTAAGTAATCTCCACGAATAGAATCCTTAAAAGGGAACGCAAGACCATATGTTGTACCATTTGCCATATCACATAAATATACTTGGATTATTTTTTTATTAAAGTAGTATTCCCTTTTTGTGCTCTTGGTTCATACGCACAATGTCTACATTTATTACCACAACAATATCCTCTCTTAATATGGTATTCTTCTGTAAAAACAATTATACCATTTTCTTCATAAAAATCAGAAGGGAGAAGTATATTCTTCTCCCTTACCGTTTTATCTTTTGCCATATATTAAATGCTTGTGATTTCACAAGAACCACCAGAACAAGCTTGTGCTGCGAAGTCACTTATGTCTTTGTATTGTGGTTTATCTAATATTTCACCAAAATTAACCTCTCTAAATTGACGGGTAATTGTCTCCCACTTATAAAATAAATGAACATCTTTTAAACAATAAATCATTCTTGTAAGGTCTCCTTTAAAGTAATTCTTAGCAAATTTCTTTGCTCTTGATAACCAATATTTCTTTAATAAAACTTGTTCTCTTGTTCCGCTTACTACAATAGAATCATCCAATAATGTATCACAAGCCAACCATAAATTTTCATTAAAATAATGTAATCCATCAATAATTAACCCTGAAGCTAACACTGAACCTTTACCATATGTCTCAACTAATTCATCCAAATTCAATACAGATGTAAATGGTGCCTGATTAAAATCTTTATCACCATAGTCAGACATAAAACTAACCGCAGTAAATAAATCTCTTTCGTTCCATATATAATCAACAATTACATCTTTATCATCAATGATTACAGTACAACTTGTATTATGGTTAACACGTTGGTAAGCACATAACTCATGATTAGTTCCAGCATTCACCCAATTCTGTTGAACCAACTTAATTAATTCAAGATGTTTAATACCTTTCATATCTTTCTTGAATAAACCATTCTTAGGATTTTCGATAGGAACAAATACAACATAATCACTCTTAGTACTTGACCATACGCTTTCTTCTAACAAGAAAGGCATATTTTCAGTTAACCAACTAGCAGTATCAGTTCCTTTATTTAATTGCATAACTCTGAAATATTTTTCAGAATGTTCTGGATGAATACCACTTGCGGTACCCAATACAACTGAAGCATTACCTGATGGTTTAACACAAGTAGTTCTTGCCGCTTGGTTAATATGAATAACTTTTGCAACTTCTTTATTTATATCTTTTACAACTTGAGCTCCTTCTTGTAATAATTCTGCGTTGAATAATTTTGGATTGTTCATCCATCCTGTAATACTAACACCTAATAAAGCTTCTCTTTCAAAAATCTGTCTGCTGATATCTCCTAAATAAGGGAAATTTGTATAACCTGCTTGTAGTGTACCTAAAATAGATGCGTCTCTACAAGCCTTAAAGAATTTCTCTTTTGTTGTACATTTTTCAGCATTTATTTCTGTAAGATTACATCCTTGAATACCAAATTTATCTTTATTCACTCTAACGAACTCTTCAACCTCATCATATTTAATTTTTGAGAAATCAACATCCATTAATACAGGAATTTTTAAAATTTCAAAACATGGGTTGAACATATCAAACCAACTATTAGCAAATACAAATCCGATATCATTTGCTCCATCATTAAGTTTTACAAGGTATTCAAATTGTTCTTTCTTAACCTCACTTCTTAATAATAAAACCGAGTTATTACTTCTTCCTCTTTGTGGGTTTTCCATTCTCCAGTTACCTGTCTTAGCATGAATCATTTCATCATCATTAGGGTCAACAATCATATTTAATGCTGAACGTCTAACACCACCTGATAGTACTGCATCTGCCGAATGACATATAACATCAAAAGCTAAAATTGGTCTAATTTTATTACCTTCAGTTGTTATCCATTTCTCTATCAACTGTTCAATTTTTTCTAAAGATTGTTTAAGTCCATCATGGCCTGGTGCTCTAAATCCTCCACTGATGAATGAACCTTTTTCTCTAATTTGAGAATAGTCAAATTTTAATTCATATCCAGCATATTCAGGGAAAGGTTGCTCATTAACAAAATATGATGACATTAACGCCCCTAATGAATCTGCCCATCCTTCAATACTATCTTCAATCACAAATGTTTTTGCACCTAAAGTTCTTTTTTGAATAAGACTTAAATTATTTACAAATGGAATAGATAGTCCACCACCAAATCCACAACCAGATAAAGCCAAATAAAATATCTCTTGGAAAACTCTATTACGAGCAATATGACCTGACGTACAGTTGAACATTCTTGTATTATGTTTCATAATCTGTTCGTATCTATATTGTAAATTTCTTTGAGATGCTAATACAGATTGTTCTTTCATACTTTCTAATGCTGAATTTAAATACACTTCAATATCTTTTGAATATTTTTCATATTTTTTTCTGTGCCCATCAATAATATTTTCACAAGCATCTTCCCATGTCTCATACCTACCCTTACTTTCCAACCATTTGAAGTAATCTGAGTGTAATTTCAAATCACTCAGAAATTTTTTACCTTTTTGCATATTTCTTTCTTTCTTTTTTTATTTTATTTATATTCATAATACTATCAAAAGACCTAATAAAATTAAACCTTATAAGTTAAAATTTTTAATAAATTAATTAATAGTTGGACCAGCCTCTCTTAATTTTCTCTTATCTAAGAGTTCCTTAACCCTATCCCTTTTTCTTTCTTCTTGTTGTTCTTCAAACCCTAAGAAAGTTACCGAACTTTCGGTGTCTATTTCAAGTAGTTCATTGTTGAACTTGCAGTTCTCAAATACGACACCATCTTTACCAATTCTTGACTTGGTGATTGCAATTGTGGCTAAATTCATTTCCTTTTGTTGTAATGATTTTGCAATTGTTATAATAACGTGACCCACCTGAGCCTTTTTTATCGATCCTCCCATTTGGTCTGTAGTCACAACATCTGATGATATTGAAGACCTATTACCTTGCGTTGCCGTCCAACCAACAAGATTTAATTCATGACACATAGATTCAAATCCTCTCATAACCGATCCTTCAGCTTTCCACTCATCTTTACTTGTACTTTCAGGTAATACACAATCAATATAATCCAAAAGGATTAAATCAATTCTAGTACCATCAGCAATTATTTTTCTAACCTGATTCTTAATTTGATTCATAGTCATACTATCAGAAGATAACTTCTTTAAAATCAATTCATTCTTCATGGTCTCATGAACTTCATTAATTTTAGACATCACCTCTTCTTTATGAATAACAAGATCATCAGGAGCAATACCCGTCCAAAGGGTAAAGTGTTTTCTTTGTACAATCTTTGGATTGTCTTCAAAAAATACCTGAAGAACATTATACCCAAGATTAAATGCTGTATTCGCAATCTTTGTTAAGATGGTAGTTTTACCAACCCCCGTAGGAGCTAATATAACACCTATCTCACCCTTTGCCAAACCACCCTTAAGTAGTTTATCAATTCCGGGTATACCTATCGGTATGGGGTGTCTAAAGTCCTCCTCAAGGACTGTATCCAAATTTGCAAAGATATCTGTAATTCCTGTTTCTCTTTCTCCAACTTGCAACGCTTCTCTAACAAGACCCTCAACCTTATCATAAGATTCAAAGTCTCCCTCATTGATTATCTTCTGTGCCTTGTCCATCGCCTTCTGAAGTTCTTGTTGTTTACAAAACTTCAATGCTTTTTCTTGAACAAAAAGAGTTCCCTCTAATGGAGCATTCTTAATTTGTTTGATTGTATCAACAACAATTTTAGCAACAAGTTCTTGCGAAATTTCTGACTTAACTATTTGGTCTAAAGTTTCAAAGTTAGGAGTAGATTCATACTTCACATAATACTCCTTAGTCATCTGTAAGATGATTTTAAAGTACTTGTTATCAAAATAAGAACTCTCAATAACATCCATAATAGATGACGAAAACTCTCTATCCACCACTATTTGATTCAATAACTGCAACTGGAAAGTGTTTCCTAAATACTCAAAATTCTTATTCATAATTGTTTTTAAATGTTCCCCTATTTAATTAAATACTTACTTACTTAAGTCAAATTCCAAATATTCATAACTTAATTTGCTTTCTGAAAAAATGTCAGTCAACTCTCTTAAGACATCTTTTAAAAATGGTCGTACATCCACCGTATAACGGACTTTTGGTGGAAATAATTTTCCGTCAAAAACTCTATGACAAATTGTCTGATCCCCAACTTTAATAAAAATGTTAAAAATTTCTGGTTCATCAGTAAATGATGTATCCATAATTTTTGGGTCATACTTAATAGAATCTTGGTTATCCATCATGTAGATAACTGTCTTCATTTTTAGATAATATTGTAACTCTTCCTTGAGTGTTTTAATATACTCATAAAGGTCTACAGAGTTTTTAGCCTTCGGGTTATACCCTCTAACATTAAAAAATCTTTGAACTACAATATTGTCGTTTAACGTCAATAAGAATTCCATTTTTGTGCTGTCTTGATCTCTCATAATTTAATTTTTGTTTGTATTTCTTTTTTCTTTTCTAATTAATTTCATAAATGGTGTGAGGAAATTTACCCAAGCTTCATCATTCTTGGGAAGATACTTAAAGAGACCATCTTCCATCATCATTCTCATTAAGTTTTTGTAACCCCTATCTGTGGGGTCAATGGTATCATTGTAAACTTCTTCTACAAATTGTTTGGATTCTTCGGTTAATAATGGAATAGTTAAATCAACTATTTTTTTTTGTGTTGTATAAAATTCTTCTCCAAGTATATACTTTTTTGTTTTACTAATCACAATATT